CTCTAATGGTGAAGAAATGCCATGGCAGAGAGTATGGACTCATGCCTTTCAAGACAAAGGTGGCTGGTATATTGAGAACTCATTGACAACCCTTAATCAAAAGGATCCTGTCAGTGAAGAAAATACTAGACTATGGAATACTGGTCTTGATAGTGATAAAGAGATTGCTAGAAAGCGTAAGAGAAAGTTGTCTTACTATTCTAACATCTATGTTGTCAGTGACCCAAAACATCCTGAAAACGAAGGCAAAGTGTTCTTGTTTAAGTTTGGTAAAAAAATCTTTGATAAGATTACTGAAGCAATGCAACCTGCTTTTGAAGATGAAACACCAATCAACCCATTTGATTTCTGGAAAGGTGCAAACTTTAAACTGAAAATCAGAAAAGTTGATGGTTATTGGAACTATGACAAGTCCGAATTTGAGGGCGTTTCTCAAATCAAAGATAGTGATGATGATATCAAAGCTATTTGGGAGAAACAGTATCCTCTAAAACCTTTTGTTGACCCAAGCAACTTTAAGACCTATGATGAACTCAAAGAGAAACTGAATAGGGTGTTGACGGGTACACAAAGCGCTGTAACTGCTGACCAGATAGACCTCCCACCTATGTCAGCGACAACAGCGAAAAGTGAAGATAGTCCGGCTATGTCTTCAACAACTGTTAGTATGCCAAGTAGTGAACTTGATAATGATGAAGATGATACTTTGTCATACTTTAGCAAACTGGCAGACGAAGACTAGTATCTCTCTCTCAGATATCTAAACTTTGGAAAGGGCACCGAAAGGTGCCCTTTTTTATTGGAGAAACCATATAAATAGTGGTATGGCAATTAACTTATTTGAACCACTAAAAGATTTACAAGACAACCAATTAAAGTCTGCTCGTTGGTATAGGAACGCTGTATCATTGATAACTGATAGAGTTAGTGCGAGTAAACTTATGAATGACGGTAAAGTATTAGGTAGACCTAGTGCTGGCCGTATGAGTATGTTCTACTATGACCCTAAGACTAAGGCAAAACTACCATTTTATGACACATTTCCACTAGTGTTACCTGTTGACACATTTAGAGGTGGTTTCGTAGGACTAAACTTTCATTATTTACCATATGGGTTGCGATTTAAATTATTAGAAGAATTACAAACTTACGCAAGTAATAGTAAGTTTGATAGAACGACAAAATTACAAGTAGGGTATTCTAACTTAAAAGGCCAAAGTATTATTAAACCAGCAATTAAGAAATACTTGTGGTCACATGTAAGGTCAAACTTTTTACGAATTGATGTTGATGAGATGGCTATTGCATGTTATTTACCAGTTGCTCAATTCCAAGGTGCTACACTTGGTAAAGTATTTGCAGCTGCAAGGAGAGTAATTTAATGGCAATTTTAAGAGGCGGTAGACGAATTGGTAACTTTGATATTCGACTAGGTTTTCCTAGAGATAGGTCACTAGAGAATGTCACAGGCGACCCTAGATTAAAAAGAGCACCAGGTAGTGGTAAAGAATCCACTATTGGTCGTTTTATTGCCAATGTAAATCAAGGTGAAGGCCTTGCTAGACCAAATAGATTTATTTGTATCTTCAATCCACCAGAAAAATATAAACTAGGTGATGTTGGTAGAGAGCAAACAAGTTGGGGACCACCACCATACCAAAGATTTGAAAGTTACAATCAATCAGATTTAAAAAGAAACATTGGTATGATGTGTAACAAAGTTACCATGCCAAGTAGAGATATTAATACTGTAGCACACCAAATGTATGGACCAAGAAGAGAGATGCCATACTCTTATAGTTTCTCAGGTAATATTGAGATGACTTTTTATGGTGATAAGTTTTTAAGACAAAGAGTATTTTTTGAAGAGTGGCAAAAACTAATTTACGATTTAGGCAGCCACGATATGAATTTTTATGATGATTATGTTGGCTCTGTTGATATCATGCAATTAGGTGCTTTTGAGAGCAATGATGATAGAGATAGAGTAACATACGCAGTAAGATTATATGAAGTATATCCAGCGACAATTGGTTCTATTGAATATGATTACGGCGCAAACGACCAAGGTGTAGGTATACCAATAACATTTAATTTTAGAAGTTGGTACAACTTATCATCTGGCGAACTAAACAAAGCAACAATCGGTTCAGAATTTGGTGATGTGCCAACAATTAAGGAATCGAAAGACTTTGGACTATTTGGTGGTATACTAAATAAATTACCACCAGAACTACAAAGAGCTGGTAGAGATGTCATTAATCAAGTTAAGAGAAGTGTACCTATCGGCAGAGTAACAGGTGGAAGAGTATTCCCACCATTTATGTAATAACTAAGGAGATATAATGTCATTACCTATATTAGAAACGGCGACTTATGAATTGACCTTGCCAAGCATTGACAAAAAAATCAAATACAGACCTTTTCTTGTAAAAGAGGAAAAAGTATTGATGATGGCGATGGAAAGTGGCAATCAGAGTGAAATTAAAACGGCTCTGAAAAACATTGTACAAGCATGTACTTTCGGAGAAATCAACGCTTCACTTTTACCAACATTTGACCTAGAATATGTATTTTTACAAATTAGGTCTAAATCAATTGGTGAAGTTGCAAAAATTAAAATTTTATGTCCTGACGACAAAGAGACATATGTACCACTTGAATTAGATTTATCTAAAGTCGAGGTGTTAGTTGATGATAGTCACACTAACGAGGTGCAAATCAACGACAAGATGAAAATTGTTATGAAATATCCGACTATTGATAGCGTAGATGCGACAACAAACGCTGAAAATATGAAGACTGAACAATTATTTGAGATTGTCGGTAGCTCTATTTACCAGATTGAAAATGGTGATGAGGTACACATGGCAAAAGATTATAAGAAAGAAGAGTTGAACGAGTTTATTGAAAGTCTATCTACACAAGACTTTGGTAAAATTCAACAATTCTTTACATCTATGCCAGCATTGAAACATGAGGTTGAGGTAACAAATCCTAAAACCAACATTACAAGTAAAGTGACATTGACGGGTCTGGCCGATTTTTTTCAATCGCCCTCTCCCACGATAACCTAGAGAATTTTTATCAGGTTAACTTTGCTTTGATGCAACATCATAAATATTCCTTGACGGAATTAGAAAATATGTTGCCATGGGAGAGGGAAATATATGTCAATCTCTTGGTGCAATACATAAAAGACGAAAAAGAAAAGGCCAGAGAGAGGTCTATGAATAATAAGGGAAACTAAATGGCAGCAAAGAAACTACAAATCGGTTCTCGTTATGCTGAATATGATTTAGATGGTGATGGTGTTGTTACGGATGAAGAGATGGCGAAATCAAAAGAGATGTTGGAGTTAGAACTCCGTGAAGAAAAGGCAGATGCACAAAAACGAATTAGTTGGGTTGCAATCTTGTCAATGATAGTGTTTACAATAGTATTGTTTACACCAATTATATCTGATACTAGAGTGGCTGCCCTTGCAGATTTACTAGGATTATTTTATATTGGTCAAGCGTCTATTGTAGGGTTTTATTTTGGTGCTCAAGCATACATGAGTAAGAAATCGCGAAGTAAATGTCAGAGACCACAGGTCAAACTAGATGTTCAGCGATAGCAGTTGTAAAAGCTGCTCAAATGTCTGTTGGTTCAGCACTAGTGGGTGCTGGCGCTACTGCTGGTGGTGGCGAACAATTATCATTTGATTTTGATGCATTAAAAGAAGAGAACGCAAAACAAACTTCAGGCATTATGGCAATGCTAGATACTTTGCGTGAACAGATTGCGTTTGACAAAGAAGCATTTAGAAGAAATAGAGACCAAGCAAGAGAAAAAGAAAAAGAGAAACAATTAGCAGCTTCGAATTCTGACATGGATATGTCTGGTGGTATTGCTGATGCGTCAAAAGAAATGATGTCACTTGGACCTCTATTGTTAATTGGTCTAACTGCCATTGCTGGTTTTGCAAGAGCATTAAATGTAGATGAAATTCTAAGACTACCACAACAAATCAAATCTATCAAGGCAATGGCCACATTTGCTAAAGGTGTTGGCACTATTGCAACACTTGGTTTTGGTCCTAAGATTTTAGATAATTTAAAGGCAGCTGCTAAATCATTCAGATTAAAACCAGATGCATTTTCACCGAAGAATATAGGATTTTTAGATAGAATAAAAGACTTCTTTAAACCACTAACAACATTCTTTGCAAATGCAAGAACATTTTTAAATACTCAAATTGATAGTATAAAAACAATATTCACAGGCGAAGGTAAATTTGCACAATCATTAAGAAACATAGGCCGTTTCTTTGATGATGCTTTTAAATCAATTCAAGTCACACTAAAACCTATCACTGATACATTGAAAAGTGTTTTTGGTATGGGTAAAGAGGGTGGCGCCTTAGCAAAATTATTTGCACCATTACGAGCAGTTGGCCGTGCAATAGGTAAATTATTCTTGCCAATTACAATCATCATGGGTATTTTTGATGGTGTCGAAGGATTTTTAAAAGAGTATAGAGAAACAGGTTCTATCGTAGATGGTATCAGAGGTGCAGTTGTAGGTATCGTAGATGGTTTTATAGGCACATTTGTTAGATTGCTTACAGACTTAGTTGCCATGGCATTAGAGTTTTTAGGTTTAGAAAACTTAGGTCAATTTGTTAGAAACTTTGGTGAAGATGTAACTAAGTTTTTCAATAAGGCAGTTGGTGGCATAGTTGACTTTGTAATGGGTATCTTTACATTTGATGGTGAAAGAATACTTGGTGGTCTATCAGGCATGTTTAGTGGTGTTGCAGGTTTCTTTGGTACAGTATTGACAGCACCTATCAATATGGCAGTAAACTTCATAAAAGACTTATTTGGTTTTGGTGAACCAGGTGTACCATTTGATTTGATGGCAGAGGTAACATCAGCAGCTACAGCTGCATTTGAATGGTTTAAAGGATTATTTTCAATTGATTTTGGTGCTATTAGGTCAAAAGTGTTTGACATAGGGTTAATGTTAAAGGCAATGACAGCAGGTGGTATCGCCGCTGTTAAAGCGATTGCGCCAGGTGGTGAAAGTCCTGCTGAGGCATATACAAGAGTTTATTCAGAGACATTGAAATCAGGTCAAATGCAAAGAGAGGCAGATGAACGAGATGCCGCTATGGGTCTTGACCCTAGTAAGAAGTTAAATCCTTACGAAGCAAAGATGCAAAGAATAAATCAAAAGAAAGACCGAATGGCATTAGCAGAAAGTGGTGGTGGCCAACCTATTAACATCATCAACAATCAACCAACAAATGTAAACAACACACAATCAACAAGTGCTAATACAGTTGCGACAGGTACATTGAATACTGCTAGTGATAATTATATTGGTTCTCAAGCATTCTCAGATGCAGTTTCTTAATACTGACCTAATTCTTTTTCAGTAATAATCTTAAACTCCATACCATTGTCATCACAATATTGTTTGGCTGCATTCCACTTTGCTTGATTTTTGATATACTCTACACTCTCACGCATGAACGCCTTAGTTTTTCTTTTAGGTGTTTTAGGTTTCCTACATTGTCGAGATGGTTTAATCTCAATCATAAACTTTTTATTTTTGGTTGTTTTGACTATGAAATCTGGAAAGTATCTGTGATATTTGCTATCAACAGGTGAGAAGTATCGAACAGGCAATTCTTCACTTGCCCAATATGCTATATCTGGATTGAGGTCGCAGTAACGCATAAATCTCCTCTCCAGTAATGAACGATATACTATCTGTTTTGTGTTACCAACATATTTTTTAGGGTTGGTCGGGTTGTAAAGGCCTTTGTAACTCTTTCTCATTATATCACCTATAATCTATAT